TACCACAAAACTCGGTAGTTTAACCGCCGTGTTTGGTTCAAAATTCTCAATCATTTCATGAGCAATTTCGTGGGTCTTAATAATAGACCCCAACACTAGTTCGTCATCATAAGTCTGATTATTGTCAGCCGAGTATTGTTTGTAACTCTTCCATATTTCATCACCGTTTTTAGGATACAGCTCGTATCCTATTTCTTCTACTCCCGGAGGTAATTCGCTGTCCATGTATTCTGGAAGCCCTCCCTTGCCGAGCCAGCCCAGGCGTGTGTAGAGTTCACGGTCCTTCCAGGCGTCCGGATTTGGATAGTGGCTATCGGCTGTTGAGATCAGAGGAATATCGAACTCTTCATGCATTTGAATAATATACTGATTGAGCTCATGCTGCTCAGCGATATTGTTCCACTGTAGTTCTCCAAACCACCGCTCTCCAAAGATTTCCACCATGCGTCGCGTGGTCTTACGCATTGATTCTAGGACTGCCTCTGCACCGTTTTCACGATTTTCCCAGTAATTACCTGCATATACACCGCCAAGGCACGCCGAAGCTGCAATCACTCCTTCGCCATACTTTTCAAGCATGTCATAATCGACGCGAGGGTAGCGATAAAAGTTTTCCTCGCGATAACTTTCCGAAATCATTTTGAAAATATTATTTAGCCCGATTTGATTTTGAGCCAGCAGGATAAGGTGGCGGCGCCTTTTTAGAATGTCCTGCGCCTTCTTGCTTTCGCCCTCATCTTCTACTGTGGCGCCCGAAGTTTCCTGCTTCGCCAACTTTTTTGCAGCTTTTGCGTCTTCTTTGATTCTTTCGTACTCTTCTCTCCATTCTCGGATACTCGGGAGAAAATATGCTTCAACGCCAAAGATAGCCTTAAAATCTTTCCCCTCTCCCTTCATCTTTTTCCAGTGAAGAAGCTGATAGCTGAATCCATTCATGTTACCGTGGTCGGTGAGTGCGAGGGCGTCGCATCCATTTTCGTAGGCAAAATCCATATGTTCGGGTGGGTACCCAATCGCGTCAAAAATTGAACCCGCCACGCTGTGGGCATGCAGCCCCACAAAGGGGATAGCTGGGGTTTTTCTTTTGCCTCTAGTATCTCTCATTATCCTTCTCCAAGTTTGTTTAGTACGCTTCCGGGGAATAGCAGCCTCGTCGGCGCGCTAATCTCTTGACAGTGTGTAGATGATAATAGTTTACAATATCCGCCCCACGTTGTCAAGTCATAAAACCAATTTAATTCTTCAATAGCCGCCGCTTCCAGCGGGGCATCGGCAAAAACATTTTGCAGGGTGTAGTCACGTGATTGATATCTTTCATCTTTGGGCAGCCGGCGCGTAGGGAACTGTTCACCATCTTCCGGCGGGTGGTAGCCGCGGGAATTGGATTTAATAACATGCCGTGCTCTCTTCCACTCTTGACTATCGAAAGTAAAGCCCAAAGGCAAGCCGTCGCGAACTGTATTTCCTTCGTGTGAAAAATAGAACGGAGAAGCTGACCGTATTTCTTTTCGCACTTCCTTAAGGGGCGCGTGGCTGTAAACTCCGAAAGGAAAGCTGACGTAGTAACGATCGGGTATGAGCCAACGCGAGAGCCTGCGACACAGCCAATAAGCCACATTAGCCCCATGGATGATGGACCAAGGATAACAATCTATTTTATCGCGATGTCGAGGATGGATTGGTACATAATAAATAGGAATAGACGTATAAGCTGTGGAGGAAAAATCAATAAAAGCTCCTCGCTCCAGACTGTCAGCGCTGCGGACATAATCGCCCAAGCGGTGGCGCAAGAGAGGAGCAACATCGTCGTTACACACAATCCAAATCGTCTCACATCCCAGCAGCGCACACTCGTGAACCGCGTACTCAATAGCATTGATGCCGGGTGCCAAGGGAATAAAGCCCCCATGCCACTCAAAACCAAACTCCGATTGGGCGCGCGCTATGGGGACTATCCCCGCCAAATGAAAAGATGCCGCCTTCTGGGGTGCCTCTTCCATCATGAGTGTATATTACGCCAATAAACATTAGCTGGCAACTCTTCGTTTAAAATGTACTGCTTTTTATTTTTGTAGAGATCGCGTCGACGGTGTTCGAGAACAACATTTAAATAGTGGATTTTTTCATCAATAAGCCGAGCAGGACCTGTGACCTTTTTCTTTCTCATTAATCCTAGCGCAGCCAGTCGAGCACTTGTTTCCGAATTTTCAAATTTGTGAAGGTCTTTACCCGAAATAAAAGATTTACTGTAACAATCTTTTATCTGTCCTGAATTGCCATCACGTCGTTCGGACGGATAAAAAACTATTTCGTTAACAAAGTCTGTCTCTCCCTGGAGCTTGGCAAGAATTTGTTTGGCTCCACGCTTAACATCAAACCAATCATACGCGATATATTCAGAAACCTCTTCGCGCGCATTTAACCCCTCGACGAGTTCTAAATCAAAAATATAGAGCTCATCAAAAGAAATTCTTATCTTTCTATAAAATTCAGTCGAGATGTTTGCCATTCCTTCCTCAATCCTTATACCTTCTATCTTCGAAGGAATCGGCTGGAGTCCTGCCATTCCCAGTTCGAAAGAAAGAAGATTCCATCGACGATGTTCTTCGGGGTGCTCGTACCTGTGGGGTTTTAACTCACCGTTGATTAGAAGCGACGCTCGAGTTTTTTTGGAATATTCTAAAGCTTCTAATGAATATCCAATCACCAGTTTATTTGTTTTTAAGTTCGGAACTTCGTGCATTCAAAACTTTCTTGGCAATAGTTTTTGCCGCCATTCGAGAATTTCGAGATAGTTGTTTGTAGGTGTCGAGCCCCTCTCCGAACGTGAAGGGGCGCTTGTTAACGCGGCTCATAAATTCTGCCTCTTCGCCCAACTTCAAATCTCCCACCTCTATTTTCTCTCCGAGTCCTGGAAATTCACTGTTGTTGGTGCCAAGAAGATGGGCGCCTTTGCCCCCCTTCGGAACAATCAAAACTGAATCTTGACAAAAGCGCGCGCCGAGATCTTCTATGTCTCGAAAAAAAGTAGGAGCATCTTTCAAGTTAACTACAAAAAGAGAATCTTCCGCCACCTCTACGGCTTCGGGTGTATTAAAATCTTCTATATACGTACCCCCTATCTTGGTCACTCCGTACCCCAAAGTTAACAGGGTTGCTTTCAAATCACGATTGCGCCTTTTATTAAGAGAAAGCGCGGACGCGGCATCAAGATCGGTTTCAATCTGCGCCGAGTCGGCGCAAGGTCCGCTGTCTCTGGGATCTTCCCTAAAGGCACTTAAAAGAGCTGCGTCATGTTCGATTATATGTTGAAGGACACGCGATAGCGACGATTCTTTAATGAGTTTCGCACTAGGTTTTGTGAGCAGCACGGATGAGGCGCGCTCCTGTTTGACCTCCTCGATTAGGCTGCAAAGCTTTTTTGTATCGATTTTCATGTTGTAATTAGTCTTCCGTGGGCTCATCGTAAAACCACCCCACCACATAATTTTCTCCTATGGTGTGATAGGGGCTTCCCTCAAATTCGAACTGCCGAATCATGTGAGCTTCTACCACCAGCAATTCGCCGGGATTCCACTCCTGATCACACGCGTCACCAGCTCCATGAGGAGCCACGCGTACTATCTCGTAGGGTGCGTCTGTAGGGCGGTAGTCTGAGGGCAACAAAATTGCTTGCTGTTCCTCTTCTTTTTTTATAAACTCAATAGCTATATTTTTTGCTAAGGGTGCAAATATCATTTCTTTTTCTCCAAATCTTTAATTGCTGCTTTTATCGCCTCTTCTGCAAGGACCGAACAATGAACCTTAACGGGAGGCAACGAAAGCTCTTCCACAATTTCAGTGTTTTTAATGTCGTTAGCTTCTTTCAGTGTTAGCCCCTTCAGACGCTCGGTCGCAAGCGAAGAGGCGGCGATTGCGGATCCACACCCAAAAGTTTTAAACTTTGCGTCCTGGATGCATCCACAACCATCTACTTTAATTTGTAGTTGCATAACATCGCCGCACTCTGGGGCGCCCACGATGCCAGTACCTACGGTAGAGTCCTCTTTGTCAAGAGATCCCACGTTACGTGGGTTTTCGAAATGATCTAAAACTTTTTTTGAATACGCCATACCTTAACCACACTTTGCAAAGCCGCATGCCTTACAGGTTGCACACCCCTCCAGATACACGAGCCCGTCTTGCCCGCACTCACCACATGTTTTTTCGGTAACCTCGGTGCCATCCTTGATATAGTTTTTCAATATTCTAGCCACGCAGCGTACAAAACTAAACATATCTGAGTCTTTGTCTTTTTGCATTTGTTCAACAACATATTGCACACTCGCGCCGTGTCGTAGTCCCAATGACATCATGCGTGTAAACGCAGAGTGGTTGGGATTATCAAACGCGCGCACCAAATCTCGTACTACTATACTATCACCATTACGCCCTATCTTTAAATCATAGATAGAGTTCATTGTCTTGCGGGGATTTTTCACCAAAATGCCTTCTGTGTATCGCTTGGGAATCTCAATAAGATTAGCCAACCCTCCCATAACTTCGTAGGGCATGCCGTCCATCAGACCAACCAAGATTGCCCACCTCTCCCCTTGAATGGTGGTGTGGTGGATATTACATGGTAATTCGATAGGACGCCGAGGTGCACGATACTGGGGGAAGCCCCCATCCAGGCGATCGGAAGATAGAAGCACACCGGACCGAGATCCCTCTACATACACGGTGACCCCTTTAAGCCCCAATTTCCATCCCTGGAAATATAAATCTCCAACGGTAGCCGCAGATGTTCCCTTTGGTAAATTAATTGTTGAGCTGATAGAATGATCAATACTTTTCTGAATGGCTGCCTGAACGGCAATTCGACAGTTACCATCTATAGCGTTAGACTCTACAAAATAATCAGGAAGAGACGCATCTAAATCAGTTGCCCAAGTATCCAACCATTCTTGAGCGTTGTGATGAAAGACTGTATATTCTATCCATTTATCTCCCAAATCGTCTGTATAGTCTGCTTCTAAGTGTTGTTCGTTGTGGGACAGCTTACGTCGACGAATGTAAGAATTACGGAAGACGGGTTCCAATCCAGAACTCGTTTGAGACATAATAGATACAGAACCGGTTGGGGCATTTGTTAAAATAGAAATATTACGGCGCCCATGGGTTGCGATTGCCTCTTGAATATCGAGCGGAAGGCGCTTAATAAAATCGTTATCTTCCTCTTTCGCCCAATCAAATACAGGAAAAACACCGCGCTCCTGAGCGAGAAACACGCTTTCCTGATATGCCGTATCGCGTATGGTCTCGTAAATTTGTTGAATAATTGCGATAGCCTCCTTGGAATCGTAGCGCAAATTTAATCGAGCAACGGCATCTGCAAGCCCGTGGGTCCCAAGTCCCGTTCGGCGACCGTTTTTACACGCCTCTAAAAGTCGCGCCCATAAATTCTTTTCATCGAGAGTGTCGGCTACCTGAAGAATATTCTGAAGTTTTTCTATTTCTAACTCTACCAAATTATCCGATAAGCGCATGCCTATCGCAGCCACTTCTTTTAGTTTATTAAAATCAAAACATGCTTTATCACTAAAAGAATTCTTGACGAGGTGCTTTAGGTTTAAAGATATAAGGCGGCAACTATCGTAGGCGGAGAGCGGTATTTCTCCACACGGATTGGTGCAAATAGTTTTAAAGCCGACATCAGCGTAGCTCTCAGCCGGAAGATTATTTCTGATGTTATCCCACATGAGCAGCCCCGGTTCCGCTGTAGTGGTGGCAGATGCTATAATTAAATCCCAGAGGGCACATGCATCAACCAGCTTAGTAAACTGGGGATTCTGTGCCTCTACTGGAAATCGAAGTTCATATTGTTGTTGATTTTCAACGGCGCGCATAAAATCATCAGTAATCTTCAAGGAGATATTTGCTCCCGTCACTTTTGTAAGATCGTGCTTCATAGCAATAAATTTTTCAATATCGGGATGGCGCACATCCATCGATATCATCAGCGCGCCGCGGCGACCGTTTTGTCCTATCATCCGGCAAACGTACGAATAAAAATCTGCGAATGACCATGCTCCCGTAGTAGTACGCGCAGAGTTGTTTACGGGGGCGTCCTCGGGGCGCAAATTAGATATGTCAACACCGACGCCGCACCGGCGCTTAAATAAATTAGCAAGATGCTTGCCGGCGTCCATGATTGAAGAAATATTATCGTCGGGTGATTCCACAACCACGCAATTTGAAAGAGAGACATTAACATAATTATTTCCTATTCCCATCATGGGGGACCCCTGTGGAACAATATACTTGAACTCTTTAAGATAGGAGTAAATTTCTTCTTTAGTGAGATGGGGGGTAGAGGCTCCGGAGAAGCTAGCTTCGATCCGCGCAAACTCCGCAGCAAGACGTTTATGCATATCATCGGGGGTTTTTTCCACAAACTCCCCCTCCTTATTGCGCATGCAATATTTCGTCATAAAAACATTAGTGGCAAGATCGTCTCCATCAAAATAAGCGCGGGTTGCTCCTCTAACCTCTTCATCGCTATACATTTTTAGCCGCCTCCATTTTTATTCTTCTTGAACTTTTGATATCTCTCCGCCAATTTTTGCTTTTGCGATTTGACGATCCCCTCTTCCCCTTCTCCGGACGATAATGCCTCCAAGACTTTAATGGAAACATTCGACGTATCCATAAACAAGGGAAACACCATGCCATCGGGACCATTTCGATTCTTTGCCACGAACATGCGTCCCGTATTTCCTAGTTTATCTTCTGGGGTTCGGGAGATAGAAAAAATAAAATCTGACACAAAACACTTGTTAAATGCTTCAGAAATTGATTCCATGGTGACCACTTCGGCATTTAGTCCGGACCTGTTGGTTTGGGAAGCTGTCCACACAGGGCACTTATACTCCTGAGCCAAACCACGCAGCTCTTCATAAATAGATTCCAACTCATTTCTTTTCTCTCTTTGATATACAATGGGCTTTAAAAGATCAGCATAATCTACAATAATCATATCAACCTTTATTTCCTTCATTCTGAGCTTTTCCAGATGATTTTTTAAGGTTTGAGTTGTGGCGGACTTGGTGGGATATTCTTTAATAATAAGACGCCCCTCAATGTCCTGGACGTCTTCATATATTTTTTCTTTAAAGGACGGCAAATTGAATAAAGGAATTTTGGTAATGCAGCTATCGTAACGTGACCCTATCACGGTGTCCTGTAATTCAAAAGTATAGTGTACCACCGTGAGTCCGTGCTTCAAAGCGGCTGCCCCTAAATGCACCAAAGCCATAGATTTTCCGACGCCCGTAGGAGCAATTACCACCCCCAGTTCTTTCTGTCCTAAACCGCCTTCACAAATATTATCGATAAGATGCCAGCCGGTGGATACCGGGTTTCTAAATTTAGGCTTGAACCTCTCTTCGAAGTCTTTCTTCCAATCGTACCCTTCGGTATTATCGGCGCCGAGCTTAAGAGAATCATTAATTACTTTGGATATCTCATCAAAGGAAGAAGATTGTAAAAGTCCGATGGACTTAATCATGGCAGATTTCAGATTCTGTTTGCGACAGAAATCTAAAGTTGTGTCCTTTATATACTCGGCATTTTGTGGACTCGCGCTCATGACACGCGCATAATATTCACGTACTTGCTGCTGCGTCAATGGACTAGAATCATCGATGCCAGCCCTCAATAGGGTTGCCATAATTTGACGACTGGGATGGACACCGTATTTTTTTCTATAGGAAAAAACCTGATCAACGAAAAGACGCAAATATTTCAACTCCAAAAAATTAACATCGAGTACTTCTTCTACTTGATCGGCAAAGGGGCGATCATCAAGAATAACCATGCACAGTTGCTCTTGGAACGCTTTTCCATAACGGGAAAAATCTGTATGTGTGTCGGCAAAGTCCATTGGTGTTTCTTCTGTTTTATTCTTTGTGGAGTGGTTTATCAACCGCGATTCGATTCATAATCGCATAAAGATCGGTCCAGTTAAAAGTCCCAAAACCATCCTGCATCATCATCTTAATGAACTCGGTTCTATTATAATCGTAAGCAAAATTATTAAACCCGTAGTCAATCTTTTTTTGTGTTTGTCTGGAGAGGCTCGGGTTATACAATTGCATGAGTCGATAGTTCATTCTAATTATGTTCTCGTTTGCCGTTACTGCCTCATAAAATTTTGGTCTTCTCTTGTCATTTGGGCTAAACTCCCGACAATACTCAATAATCTCTTTCAAAGAAAATTCTTTATTTTTTTCAAGGAAGGGGAGCCGTTTTTTAATGGTCGGCAACCCCGCTCCTCGAACCCCCTTGAGATTGTCAGATTTATCGCCGGCGATAGCTCGGGCTGCAGCAAAATTCTTTGGGTGGATCCCATATTCTTCTATCACATTGTTTTGGTTATGCACCTTCTTTTGGATGGGGCGAAATAAAACAGTCTCCTCGTCACAAAGCTGTAAAAAGTCTTTATCACTAGAAACAATAATCTTTTGCCACCCTTGAAGCTGGTCTGACTGAGCAACATACGCGATGACGTCATCGGCTTCTACCTCGGGAAACATATATTGAACCACCGGTAGTTGATTAAGGTAGTCGAGAAGCCGCGTTTGCTGCCACACTTTATTTTGTAGTTCTTCATCCTCGGACAAATTTGTCTCACGATTGAGGCGAATCGGCTTGCGCCCCTGCTTGTATTCCTTGACAATCTGGCGCCGCTTGAGGGAGCCACCCGGACCATCCCAGCAAATGACCACCATATCGGGCTTCAGGTCGCGTGAGAGCTTCTGTAAGATCTTCAAGAAGCCCTTTAGACCCCCGATAGGCTGTCCGTTCGTGGACAGGCTAGGATCGACGATGTAAGCCCTAAAATACATATTCAAGGCATCTACAATCATTACTCTTTTCATAGTCTCATACTCTCGATTCTTCCGTGTCGGTCTGTATATACCACGCGTCGTATTCCGACGTGACGCATGGCGCTTTCGCACATGGGGCATGGCTTGCTCATACGCGGCTGTCCTTCATTGTTAACTCGTGCCGTGTAAACGGTGGCGCCCTGTGTAACGGCGCGGTCCATCCCTAGGATTACCCCCAGCTCGGCATGTAGTGTGGCGTTACCCTTGTGGGCTTCGCGAAATCTTTTTCCAAAATGACAATGACGATGCTTATTGCATGCCATATTTCTTACTGAACTCCCCCTCACAAGAACGGCGCCGTGTCTAAACTTTCCATAGTCTGACTGCTCTGCAACCTTCTTTGCGAGAGAGATGTAACGTGTGTTTTTATTCACCTTAACTCCAATAACAAAAGCTCCTATAAGTATAACCCATAGGAGCCTTCATGTCAATAGAAAAGTAGACTACTCTTCGCCTTCGAGCGTATAAAAATCTTCAGCCTCGCCCAGGCGCTTGTCAAACTTCATAATAATTTCTTCATCCATAATTTCAAGAACACGGTTTCGGAATTTTTCGTCCTGAAGCTTATCTACCCAATGAGAGCCCATGAACTTCTCTTCGCTGCCATCCTCATAAACCAATGAATACCACGCACCCGCTCGGCGGATGCGCTCGGAGCCCTTGATGGCTTCAAACCAGGACTCTTCATCCTGAATTCCCACCTCTTCGCCCCATAGAATCTTGAACGCACAGTTGCGCCCTTGCGTGCCGAAGCGAGACTTCTCAAGTTTTACTTTAACCTCGGAGCCAATGCGGAATCCGTTATCGTCCAAGACGAAGCTAGCCTTCGCCTTGCGACCGGTCAACCAGATACGCAGAGAGTAAGCATAAATCATAGCCTTCCCACCCGGCGTGACGTATGGGGTCGTCATCGCCTCGGCGGGGAAGCGTGTAATGTTCGTCTTAAGCTGGTTAAGGACGAGAAATATAGATTGTGAGTTGGCGATGGGAATAGTCAGCTTCGACATCCCCTTCGCGAGGATGCGTGCTTTCACTGCCATCGACGATTGAGGGTTGAAATCACCCTCTACATCAGAAACGGACGGCGTAAGGGCGAGCGAATCCCAAATAAACAGGGTTCTCAACGCTCCACTATTAAGAATACTTTCAATAGTTTCAAGCACTTGCTCGACAGATTGCACCTGAACATAAATAAGTTCGTCTAGATCGCACCCCGCGCGCTCTAAGAACGAGGGATCGATCGCCGACTCGGCATCCATGTAGACCACGGTCATACCCAACTTCTGCGCGTTTCCAGCTATTTGAGCTGCCATAAATGACTTGCCAGTTGCTTCCAATCCGGCAATCTCTGAAATCTTTCCAACGGGAATACCAGCTAGCTTGCCGCGGCAAATAATACTATTGAGCCACCGCGAGCCCGTAGGGATCCACTCCTTGACTTCGGTAGGATTTTCATCCTTAAGATTATAGGCGACTTCCATCCCGGAAGTCTTATTAATTAAGCTTCGAAGGTCCCCAATTGAAACCTTTCCTGCGGTAGATTTATTCCTTGCCATTACGCTCCCCTAGTTTCTTTTTAAGCTTGTTGATTTCTATATCCAACTTGCGTAGCCGGTACACCAAATAAGACGCACCTATAAAAAACGCCAGGGCTGGTAGTAACTCCATGTTTTCTCCTAAAATACGATTCTCTAACACTCTTAATATAGCATATTCGTGGGATCAAATCAAGCTAATAATGCTTTTAATTTTTCAATATCTTCTGCATCGGTGAGTGTAATGGGGGAGCTTTGCAGGCGCCCTTTAATCTTAATTGCCGCAGTAAAGCTGGTGCTGCTATTCTCACTCACGCTGGGCTTCAACCTGAATCTTATGTAGGCACTAAGCCCGCTGTCCGCAAAAAGAGGAACGCCCAAATTCAGAGCGGCTTTGTCGGTGAGCGCATAAAGCCCTCGACTCCCAATCTGAATATATTGATCTCCCTTGTCGGAGTAGTAGTTGGCAATACGTGAGAATTCAAACCCCGTCTTGTAGTCGGTTTTACCTGCAAACCATGCAGCTTGAAGCTCACGTTTGAGATCGCCCGTCGTTAGGGATGCCTTCAGTCCAAATATCTTTCCATTTCCGTCTTGATTGAGGCGCGCGGCGCCTAGAGGGAGTATGCAATACTTATTTAAGTAATCCCTCAGTAACTCATCGAAGAGGGGGGTAAATATGTGCTCGTTTTTCACGTACTGCGCCGTGCGGCGAGGTTCCCACGTACCCAGTCTGCTATTGTATTGCACTCGAAATTGTCCAAAATCCGCCGAAAGAGCAGTCTTTACTTCAACAGTTATGGTCTGTTTGTCGCCAGTAATGGTAAGGTCGGAGCCGTGTCCGTAACCGGCGGTAAGCGCTTCCATCCCAAAGTTATTCATTGCAGCTGCGAGCCGGTCTTCGAACTCCTTGCCGACGTCGGCGGCTCGGGTGCGACTCTTAGGTTTAAAAAGAATAAACACATTGCCGCGAACACGATCTTTTATTTCAAGACGACCGAGGCTTCCGCCAATTAGGGGATTGTGTATAAATCCAAAACGCGTTAGGATGCCTTCTAGCTTGTCACGAGCATCCTGTCGGTTATCGTCTAATACCTTGAGAACGTTTCCTTTCTCCACATATTCATACCCCTCATTTTCAATCGCTTCTCGCGCCACTTCCATATTGAGCCCTTCGCTTTCAATTAAAAACGTCTGGAACCGGTGCAGGGCATCTTTCATGTGTCTCACCCTCTAATTAGTAGCTCGGAGGACTCTCCCATCGTGGTGCCGCCAATATTTTTCATACCGTAAGCCCACGCAGCTTCTTTAATTTCGAAATCTTTATAAGTCTCACGCACCCAATCACAATTATTATAAGAAAGAACCCATCCGGTGCGATTTTTTAATACCTCAGATAGACCCTCGTGATCAAATCCAAAGTGGGTGCTTCCCGAGACACCATAAAGGCTGCTGCTTCGTTTCTTAAGTTTGTAGGGAGGATCACAGTAGAGAAAGGCATCAGGGTGCTTCTTCAAAGAAACTTTAAAATCAGCTTCTTCGACCATTAGGTTCGGAACCCTAAAGTCTCTCAACCGTTGTATTGAAGAATCTGTAAAACGAGCGTAGGCTGCCTTCTGGGAATAGCCGCCCGAGAAGGTTGCGCCCGAAAAGCTGCTGCGGTTAATCGCATAGACTTTGGCTGCGTTCTTAAACGAAAAACATCCCATTCGCGACTCCCGAAGCAAATCTTTTCTGAACGTGAAGAAGTCTTCTTTTAATAGTCCGCGAACCGTCTTTTTATTCAATACAAAATCAGATTGTTTTTTCCGCAGAATATCTGCAGCACCCGCCAACGCGTGTCTATCTTCCAAAAGGGCATTCCAAAACCAAACAATGGGTGTAAAAATATCATATCCATAAACCGGCGTCGTAGGGTTTTGAAGTGCGTAAGCTATTTCGACGGATGCACCCCCCAGAAAGGGGGAGCAAAGCTCCCCACAATCTGGAGGAATGAGGGGCAAAATGTGCGTGACGGCACGTGATTTGCCCCCCGGGTAACGAAGAGGTGTTCTAATCTTCGTCACACTCAGCCCACTATAGGGCGCCTAGTTCAGCGAAAGCAGCATCAACAGCATTAGTTTCACCGTCAGTGGCGGTTGTAGTGGTGGTGTCGGTGTTATACTTCGAAGTCTCCGAAGATACCGACTCGGGATCGTCTAGACCCCCGTTAATAAAAGCGTCCAGCAGCGCTGTAACATCCTTCGTCGTCTTGCGCTCAAAGAGCGTATCAAACTCGGGAATAGAATCCAACAGCTCCGCACACTTGTCAGGAGTCATATCTTCGCACAACTCTGAACTACGACGGCGAGGCGTAAGCTTCGTTTGCGGGAAGCTCGCCCCAGGAGGCTTACCATAGATCATCGTCAGATCCGTTCCCGTCTCTGGATCGGTAATGTCGCCGTATTCCGGATTCAATACCAACGTGAGCAGGTTCTCATATGCCATCTTCCCGTATCCCCAGATACGGACCCCCTTCTCCTCATCGCCTCGGACGAGGACTGGGGAGAAGAATCGAGCTCGAACAAAAAGACTCTTAGCGAGCTTCTTGCTCTCATTGTCATCGTTCTCTACTCCTTCACGCCAGAGCTGGGAGGCAAAGTCACATACGGGACACTCCTCACCAAAATTGCGCTTGGGACATAAAAATCCCGGGTTAGTGCCCAGGTTATAGTGAAACCACTTCTCCTTGAAGGGGTCTCCATCAGCCGTGGGAACAATTCGAATGCTTTGTTCCCCATCACTAGGACGCCAGAAGGTGTCCTTATCGCCGCCTTCGCCGCGAACGTTAGCGAGCTTTGCTCGCATCTTGTCTACATCAATACCCATTTTATTTTCCTTTCATTGGGTTAAAGTACGATCAGCCAATATCCTGATCGTCTATTTCATCTAAGTAAGATTGTACCACAGACGAATGTTTAATGCAATAACAATATTTCTGTTCATAGCTTGTTTTGTAAACTCCATACGAGATGTTTACTTTATCAATTGCCATTCCCTTAATATAGCTTGTAATCTTTTTAAACAAAGTGCTGTCCGTTTTTAGGTCATCTTCACTTATACCATAGTAGTATACCACATCCCTCGGAGAACGCAAGGGATAAAACCACTTTTCTTCATTTTTTTCAACGTCCACCACCCCAATGGTTGAAATTCTAGCAATTTCAGCTGGTTGCGAGAAAGTGCCCAGAATCGGCTCAGTGTTGGCGAATACACTGCTCATGTGAAATGTGTTAACAATCGCCTGATTTAGCGTTTCATAATACTCAATAATGGGCACCTCTCCTACACACTCTTCGATCGCCTGATTGGAAACTAAATATATTCTCTCGAACCGTCCAGAGCGCGCATATTCCTGAAAGACATTTTTAACTATTTTTTCTTGTGTCTGTTCTACTTCGCTGAGAAGTGACAAATCAGGCTCGATGTAGAGAACACTAACCTTAACATTTTCCAGCTGCGCCAGCAACCGCAGCGCACCTCCGCTGATGTCTCCGGCGCCGCTGAGAATAAATAAAGTCTCTCCCTTAATCCCCTTCAGTTTTCTTTTTAGGCTGGGAAAATTCTTTTCATATTCCTCATGAGTTGATCGTTTTGTAATATGAAAACAGTTTTCACCCTTTACTCCAACGTCAAACTTATAAATTTGATATTGGGGAAATTTTGAGAAGCGGTCTGCTATGGCACACCCGGCGCGACCGAGCCCAATAACGTTCATAGATTCATCCTCTTCATATTGCCAAAATTTTTGCCGGCAGAAATATTCACTTTATACTCTCCAAATTTGGTATTTTCAAAAATCCTAATCAATTCCGGAAGAATGTAACGATCCTCGTTCTTCAAATCAAGAACGATCGAATCATGCAGCGTAAAGGCTATGTTGGTGCCCAGGTTTCTCAATCGTTCGTTGATCTCTATCGCCCTAGATAGGACCAAATCGCTGGTGGTGCTTTGGATAATATAATTCAATGCGTGATGATCGTCAACATTTTCAATGCACCGATCAAATTCAGTTAATATTGTGCCTGATTTCCAGTATTTTTGAAGCACCAATTCTTTGCTATAAAATTGCTCTGCTTTTTTATTGGTTCGGCGCGAATAAAGCCATGCAAATATCTTTTGCTTTGCCACAGCCCGGTCCGTAACGTCAGTATAGATATTCTTCATATTCCACTCGTGAATATCATTCATCGGCTGCTCTTGTCCCGAGAGAGCCAACAGAGTTCGAACTTCAGCTGCGTTATAATCAAGCTCCACAAACCAGTCGTGATGAGGCTCCAGACAAGCGCGAAATTCTTTGTTCATTGTCATAATCGGAAAAGAATTGGGATTTGTCGCTAGACGCCCAGTAATGGTCCCCCATGGGTTATAATCACACACCCATCTCACCTTCTGTAGCCGATTGATGAAATTGCGTCCCGCAATCGAGCCTCCCTTGTGTTTGATCGCACCTATATTCACATTTAATGGCTGTTGTCGAATATCTCCGAGAAACTTGAGAATATTAGCAAAAAGTCTGTAATTTTGAGGGCGCGATTTTTTGGCAAAAACAGATTTTGTGATTTCGTTTTTCATGTCACAAAACTCAAAAAGAAAGTGCTCTGGTATAAGGTCATAAAAGCACACCTCGTCGAGATCAATTTTAGCTGTCCCTAGCGCCTTTAAGTAGCGTGCAAGCCGGGATTTAATTTCCGACCACATGTTTTGATATTGCGGAGGGCAAACGTCCGTCAGAGTCTTACCCCCGCAGTAGACGCGCGCATAATCTATATCTAAGTTGCGTAGTGAAGGAGAATAATCCCACGTCTGAGTGAGCTCTGTTATGGGGTGCCCGTAGACGAAGGACTCATTCACGTAATAGCCCACACATTGATTTTTAACATCAAGGGTCTGAAATAACAAGAAGCCTCCTAATAGGACGGGTCCGCGCCTGAAGTTCCGGTACCGTCGACGCCCACAACTACCGTTGGACGATCACTCACTGACCCTATTCTAATTGATTCTTCAACTGTTGTCAAGGGTAATTTATTAATTTGTAGATTATAAAGATAAGGTTTTATCTCATTATTAATAAACATTATCGCTTTGTGGCGCCCCACGGTGCCACTTTGCCCGGCTGCTGCCGCTTGGGGGTAACTCCGATAAATATCCGTCATCGTTCGAAACTTTTCCTCGTAGTTTGTAAATTTAATATTACACTCTTGCGCGCGAAGCTTAAAATATAATTCTAACCAATAGATGTCACCCATATTATTTATATCTTGATCGCTTACCTTTTTGCGGTATTTAGTTTCCACCTGCAACGCGTTAGGGCAGCTGGCGCCGATGGCGCCGCCGACCGATTCAAGCACCAGTCGAGGGTTCTGAGTCACAAACTGATTATACATTTTCTTTAGGGTTGTCCTAAGATTATCATAATCTAGTGTGTAGGTGCGATCATAGTAGGTGGAAAAAAATGTATCTCTAGTGACGCCATAGGCTGCCATGTAGTCGAGCATAGGACCCGAAAACGGGTCGGCTGTAATCTTCCACGGACCATTACGATCAACATAAAATCCATACTTTCTAGCTGCACGAACAAAATATCGAAAATTGTTATCGAAGATAAAGCTTCTAACCTTCTTTTGGTCCACTGAATAGTTTTCTTTTGCTAGTTCCAAAGACAACCCCGAAATCATAGGACTACTGGCGTTGGAAACAACTATCCCCGTCGTCGTTAGTGGCAGATCTTGAATTCCTCTTTCCATAAAATTTAGAAGAGCGACGACGTAGGAGCGAAAATCAGTGACCTTCTTTTTTGTATTACTATTCGAGTTGATATACCTATTCATCGTGTCGTGCCACTTCTGATGGGCTTTTGTGAGGCGGGGTTGTATCCTTTCTAGTCCATTAAGAGGATTTAGATCATAATAAAAACTATCAGCATTTATAAAACCATGATCTGCCACTCTCTGAATGTGTGTGCGCAGATCTTCAAACGCATCGACTACAAAATCCAACGCGAAGACGTTTAGCCCCTTCGTTGTAACTTGCTTAAGACCGGCGGTGCTACACTTCACCAAGATCCCATTCTGAAAGGCGTCGACGCGTCCAAAATAAAGCTTTTCATACAATGAACGAAGAGGAGCGGGAAGATCTAGAAAATAGTCTGCGTCTTGGTACAGCTTGCGGGCTCTGTAAGCGTCCAGCGCATCCAAACCGTTTACACCGGGTGGAGACGCCAGTTCTCCCATGGTATACTGACTCAAAGGAGAGGGCAACGCAAGAGCCGCTTTGGGTGTGTTATTATTAGCCATTTTCCTACGTCGTCGGCGTCGGCGCAGTGGTTGCGTTCTTGTAGGTGCCGAACTCGGTCGCCACCGGGGTGTCTTTGCGATGGTCCTGATGTAGCAGGGGCATCGCCTCATGGAGCGCCGTTAAGCTTGTTTCATAACCGTTTCTATCAATGACCGAATGCACTGAGGTTACAAGATGATATCCCCCAATGCCCAACGTGCGTGAGATTGTACCGGGGTATCGAGGATTACCAAAGCCGATCGGGTAGGGCATCACATAAATATATTGACCCGGTTTTATGATGGTATTGCCATAGAGACGGAGTGACACGCTGTAGAGTTCGCGAAGCTGGTTAGCCCCCAGAGTGCGGTCACGAGCCATTCTCCCCTCGGGCAAATAAGGAGCATCAGTGCGGTTAAACACTGCGCGCTTGAGTAATCCCCGATCCGCACCCAAAACAAAATGATATATACCATAATTAAAATCACCAGTGCCGGTGTCATTCATGAAAATACCATCCATTTGAGGTTTCATGGTTGTTGCCATTAATACTTTAAAATTGCGATGGACCTCACCCACCCACGGGGTGCCGGGGGAGGACTCCAGCCCGGGGTGCTTTAATTTTTTGCCGTCAAGTTTCACCGGGATGGCGGTCCCCATTACTAGCTCACTCATCGTAGTGGCATTGGTGTTCACATTGTGAGCTCTCCGGGCGCCGGCACCGCCGTGTTGCTTCGTCGACGGACCCCATCCCAACGCCTTGCTGAGGTGGGAGTCGGCATCGGTTATAATATCTCCAAGGGTAAGCTGAAAAGCGGCGGGGGGCAAGCCAGGAAAGCATCGAGAGGACAGTGCTGGCGCCACCACCTCGCGGAGCAAATCTGAAATAAAATCGTAAAAATAATATCGTTGCCTTTTAGGTTTCACTACTTTTTGGATGTACCAGTCTAGAAACAAATCATATTGAATAGGGATCGAAGCCAGATTGATGGGCTTGATCAACTGCTTGCGTGCTTGGGGATTAAAAGAAACGGTTCGTTCATTTAAGTTTGTAAAAAATGCTCGCGGATCTGCGCCAGCGCCCGCATTATAAGCTGTCGCGTACAAGGTTTTCATATCATAAAATTCTATATCACTGGTGATAAAGCCAAGCCCGCCGTTGACCATGTCCCACCACACTCCGCGGTTCTCGGGGCGCTGCGTGGATCGAAAACGCCCTATTACTATGTCCAACAGATCGCCAAGAAGAAAAAAGGTTACTGGAAAGCGCTCATCGTATTTATTATTTGTATCTAGTTGTCGTGCTCTGACGCCGAAGGTGGTATTGTTTATCAGTTCCTTCTCCTGAATCTTTTCGCGCTCACGTTCCTCATCACTCTGGTATAGACCGAGGTTAACGCGCGTCGTATTAATGCCCTGAACAAACCTTCGAAATCTAGGGTCTCCGCTTTTATGATAGACCGATGGAGCCTCAAAAAATTTCCACTCCTCAAAATTAGGGCGACCGGTCTTCTTATTGGTACTGAGCCCATAATCATAAAAAGCTTGATTCTGGTACACAGACCCCACCGATACTGCAGCCTCGGCACTGGTAGAGCCCGGCGTATCGCTTACAAGGTCGCGTTCTATGGCGCCCATTTCATGAACTTGACCCTGAAGAGCCCTTGAGTGTCTCCCTGCACCAATGTTTTCAAATTCAATCGCGGGGTCGCCATACTGCGCCCCGGGTTGCATTGTTTGAGCGTACTGGTTGCCGCGATCTGCCGTGGTGCCTCTCGCAATGCCAAGATGATCGAAAGCCAACACTTCGCCGGTATCCTCCCCCGCCAGCAGCGCTGCAAGCCCATCCACCGAAGCTGGTTGTGCATAACTACTCACTACGGCGGTATCAGCTCCCTCAATACTAAATGTATTTAAAGCGCGTAGCTGAACGGGGCGCGCCATGGCTTCATATAGGTAGCCCTTATCTTGAGCAGTGATGCCCCCAGCCAATTGGTCTAAAATCCAAGTATAACGCTCGCCCAACTGATCCTTTAGATCTCTTTCTAACGCATCAATATCGTCCTGAAGATGTTGCGCCTGTTCTTGCTGTGCATCTGAGAGGGAGCCCTTCTTCTTTTTTAGACGCTGAATCTTTGTTGTAAGAAATTCTTCGCTAACACGCAAGAGGTCATATCTATCATCCCGAGCGGTGAGGCGCGCTCGAAAGCGAATGCTTAGGTCCACAGACCCATCCTGTTCAAATTTAAAGTTGTGAGATACGAGTTGTAAATATAACGGCAACTGGGTCTCTCTTAAGATCTCTTGAAGGGGGTGCTCGTCGAACTGTTCATCTTCCACCCGTATGTTGGGGGGTACTTGCCATCCCACTACCGCTTTAAGCTCAAAAAACTTTCCGTTATAAAGCAAGTGCCATGGTCTCGCAGCCAATTCGGCTTGTAGCTCCTGCCTCTGCTCTTCCGGTGTCGGTACCGGGGCGTCGGGGTCGCGCGTTACGGTGGGTGCGTGAATTATCAAATCTAAAAAGCTAGCTCGTCCGATTTGAGCGGGATCGAAGCTGAGGGGGTCAAGTCGACTCCTGTGCTGGTCTTGAAAAAGATCATCGATACTGTTGAAATGAATATCTAGATCCGCAGTTATGTTTGCGTCTATCTCTGCAGGATTGACCCCTTTCCAGTCCCATGAAAATGATTTAATTCCGGCGCCGCCGAGTCGACCGCCGCGGTTTTGATACATCTCGTGCGCGGAGCCCTCTGACATTTTCAAAAGTGATTCTTCTCGGGTGAAGTCATCAAAGACAATTTCTATGTCTTGTCCGGTGTTAAGATCGGGTCGACCGGTTTCCTGGTCGGTTTCATATTCGACCTTGTAAAGTCTCACCAGAGGAACCAACTGTGCTTGCTGACTAGGTGTCATATTTAAAAGTGCTCTAACATTTTCTTGTTTTTGTTGCGATAAACTGGTGAACTGTTGTGCCGGTGAGTATGTTCCGTCGGATAAAACGGGACTAATAAATTTATACCCCGATGGCCAACTTAACATCTTTTGCCCGGGGTTCATGCCCGGGTTGTGCCCGCCTTGTCCCTTTCTATGAAAACCCTGAGAGCCGCGGTGCGTCTCCACGTGTTTTTTATGCAAGGTCTTGCCCTGATCAATGTACCACTGGTGTGTTGCGCGTCCTTGAGTGTGCGTCACGTTCCCTGGAATGCCCGGGGAGGCTTTCTCTGTGCTCTTTGAGATGGTGAACATATTCTGGATAAGAAAACACTGTGCGTTAAAAGCAAAATCTCGCGCCAAGCTGTCCCCTTGAAAAGCAATCCCCTCGGACGCAAGGTCCGCTACGAATCTACCCTGCTCGGCTGTATATTTCGTTGTCATCCTCTATACCCCATACATATCAAATATCGTCTCGCGCGGCATAGGAATATAAACGATATCTCCCGCCTTAAAGTGAGCATCTGTTGGCTTACTGTTGAACCGAGCTATCACCCACCAATATTTGGGATTGCCGTAATAATGAGCCGCCAGCTTATATAGCCTGTCCCCCACCGTCCAGCGCTGCTGAGCAATTGATAGGTGGTTGCGTTGTTGACGAGTCAATTTTCTCATAAAACCCGTTGTGTATTGTCTAATACTACCGAGTCCGCGCTCCTCCAATATATTCTCATATATTTTGTCCGCGTTTGTGAACCTTGATCTGCCGTTATATCTAGATGCCATAATAATCGTTTTTTCCTAGCTGTTTTCGATCCTTGCGCGCACCTGCGCCTCATGCTCCGCCGTAGCGTCGCCTAGCTCGCGCAGAGATTCTCCGCTCTCATCCATCGCAATCTCCACGAGCTCCCGGGCGAGGCGCGCCATGCGGGGGTTCTTTGGAATGTTGGCAAGATCCAGTGTGGTGCCATACCCATACGGATAACCCTCTCCCTGCCCAAACTGCACAGTAACGGTGGGGCTCTCAGCACCTCCAACCTTACTATACACAAAACCAACCTTTGCCTCTTCGTGTAAGACGGTAAGCGACAGAGAAAGAGTTAGGTGGGTGGGGCGCACGACAGAGCCATCGTCATCACCGCCGGCGAGGCTACGCACCACGTTGGGTCCCCCCCCGGCTGCAGAAGTAGCAAAACGATCATAACTAAAGCTGTCAACTATACACAAAAGTCCCTGATTATATCCCTGCATCAAACCTAAGTGTCCAATACCCGCATTTAGAATTTCAATCCGAAGCACGGGAGGAGCAACGAGGGTACCGGTACCCAGTTGATTAAAGGTTGTATCTTGATAGACTGGATACATAAACTTAATGAGATCTTGAAAGGCTGCCAAATTAATTTGGGGATTGGGGGAGCTGGCTAGATTCATCTCCCATTCTAAGTTTATGGTACGACCGGTACCCTGATAGGTCGCAATCGGATCCATCCTTCCATATACCTCTTCTCGACGAAAACTGGGTCTATAATTATCATCAAACGACAGGAGGGCGCCGGGAATCTCAATATTTTTATTTAATGCAACGTAAGTTACACTCAACAAATCGGGATTGTACATGTCAGTGTCGCCACCGGCGCCGACTTGTCCATCCGCCATTCTTATAGCAACCGTCGCGACGATGTCCATCAAATATTCAATATCGGAAGCCTCTACAGAGCTTTCTGCGAAGGAGTGCGCGAGGTACAGATCGTGGACTGACATCTTCGCCTTAATAAGGCGCGACTGTCCGCTGGTAATCGCTCCATGGATTGCCTCGGCGCGGGGATTTCCCGATATGCGACCCAGCAGCGCTACTATATCAACTTCCTGTGTTCTATAATCAGCCACCGTTATTCCTCCTTTAAGAAGTCAAGGACAGTTCAGAGTCTTCGTTGATATAATCCACAACTGTTTGACCCACCACGCGTCGATCCATTTCGAGTACGATCACATTGCCGCGATCTCTGTCTGCCTTCCTTTCATCTAACGTTATTACAGTATTTAGTTTTGATGACAAATTATCTAAAGAACTTTTCAAAGCTGATGTCATCTGACTCATCTGTTGTGCTGATCGAGCTGATGATGCCATCATCCTGCCAATGTTTTCATTGCTCACCACGTTGCTTCCCTGCGGGAGAGACACCATCTCTGGACCGCGTTCCCCCACCATGGCAGTGCCGGCTCGACCACCGGTGCGCCCGCTTGCCATGCCGCCCAAATAGGTTCCGATGCCTCCGATAGCTGCGCCGGCGGCAGCGCCGGGCGCTCCGAACGCCATGCCTCCTGCTACTGCTCCTGCTCCTATAGCACCAGCATAGCTGCCACCTTTCCCAGCTTGGTATGCGCCATAGCCGGCGAGACCTGCCACACCAAGTCTCCCAGCTGCTCGCATGCCCAAAGCCGCGGCGCTTGCGCGCTGCTGGAGGGCTCCCGCGGTAGCGGTGGCAGCCATAGATTCTCTCCCTAGCGCTGCAACTATTGCTTGGGAGGATGATACTATGTTGGCGGCAGCTGCTTGAGCCTGGAATGCCATGCCGGAAAATGCTGCGGCAAGAGAGGCACTCATCACACCAGCCGCGATCTCGGTCTTTGGAGCAAGCGCCTCCATTACTCTGACGAGCTTCTCCATCACCACGAGGAAAGGTCTAAAACTAATTGCTAGTCGCATTCCCAGCTCTCTCATCTGTTCAAACACCGGAGTGGCTTGACGTGCGAGCTGTTCCAACTGTTGTTGTTTTTGTATATGTTCGTTATAGGCAGAGGCGCCCTGACCAAATAGTTGCAGCGCAGTATTGATATCTTGAATTCCCGCTGCAGCCATAATAGCCTTCTTTTCGTATCTCTCCAAGGTCGAAAATTGTCTTCCGGAAGCGCTTATTGATTGGCGCAGTAAATTGAGTCTCTCGCTTTCCGTGGAATATACCATCTGAATAGCGTTGAGATACGGACCACCTAGAATTGCATTCAGTCTTCCCACTGCCTCGCCGGCGCCGGCGAAAGTATCATACTGAGCTACGACGCCTTGCAATTGAGATACTGCAACGCCCGTAGTCTTCGCCGCGGTAATTAATCCTCGTAATTCTTCTTCCATCCTGCCAGTGTAAAACATAGCAGTCTTCAAAGCAGCAGGAAAATCTGTTTTAAACTGTTCAACTGACATTCCCACTGTCTGGCGCATGCTATCCATGCTTCTATTAAATCTTTCAACGCCGCTCGCACTCATTCCTAATCCAATAGTGAAAGTATCCAACTGGGATGCCACAAATTGAGTTCCGTAGCCCGCTTTATCCATAGTAGTAGACAGTCGAACTAACGCATCAGCTTCAGCTTGACTGAGGTCAATAAATTTACTACTCTGGGTCGCCAATGCCGCTGCGGAATTGTTAACCTCGTCCATGCTAGCGCGAATGTTATTCATTGCGTAATAATTTCGCTGTAACGCGGCTGTATTGGTACCCATTAAGCCCGTTTGCTTTGCGAAGGAAGAACCTAATTTATCAGCGCTCTGGATAAGCGCAAGTGTACTTTCCTGAATCTTCATCAGCGTAGAGCCGAGAATATTCATAGGTGACAGTGTACTCTGGAGGGTGCCTTTGAGAGTATCAAAAGCTCCCTGTCCCGCCATGGCTACGGAGCCAAAACTGGTATCCTTCCAGGCGTCACTGATCCCCAGTGTGGTTTTAAGAATAGAATTGGCGCTAGAATATATACTTGATTGTGCACGTTGCTGGTCGTTGAGCGCACGAATTGCTTTCTGTGCTGCTGCAAGTTTCGCGGTCTCGGCGCGCAATGCGGCTGCCGCGTCTTCTCGGGCAGCACGCCCTGCGGTGCTTGCTGCTGACGCAGCCTGCTTTGCTGCGGCAACTTTGGCGCGTTGGCTGTCCAACGCGTGCTGTGCTACTTGAAGTTCTTCTTCTCGTAGGCGCTTATTTAAATTAAGAATATCATAGTGATCGCGCGCGGATGTCGCCTCTTGCTTGCTGTACTCTAGTAACTCGCGAGTGGTTGTTAAACGACTTTGAAGTTGCTCTACCGATCGCCTTTCCGAGGCTGTCAGATCGTTGATCGCGGCAATCTGTTCGCGTGTCAGGCGCAGGACTTCAGTCTCACCGCGTCGGTGTGCCGCGATAAGTTCAAGCCCCTCTTCGAGGTGTTTAAGCTTTTGTTGTTCTAGTGCTACTTCTTCTTCAGTCGCCATGGTTTATCTCTAAGTAAATGGCCACTTTAAATCTGTCTCTCGCTCAAAATTTGCGACTGCTTTTTCAAGGTCGTGACGAGTGCTAAAGCTCCGCGGATCATTCAATCCATAATTCATGAAAGCTTCCATGTATCTCTTTTCACCGGCGAGAGCATCTCCAAAACTAGCTATCTGGGAGGGGGTGCCCCTTACGCTATAACGTACATCTTCAAGAGGCTCCGTCGTGTGGAACATGCGCTTGAGCATCATTTCAATAGCACCACCAAACATAGACAACCAGCTCTCATTAACTGTATTGTTCTTGGCTTTATTTAAATCAACCACTATGGGTACAAGTTCACTCACTGGGGACCTCACAACTATCCAAGGTAATTAGTTTTAAAATAATTTAAAGGTTACTCTTTTAAAGTAAAGGACTTGGGCGGACGGCTATCGGGTCCAAGTACTGTGGTTGTTTTATTGTTTCCTGTGCCCTCTTTCATTGCCTCGGCTTCATCTTCCTTCTGTTTAGACAGACGATTGACAAACCATTCTCTTAATTTGATGGGTAAATTATACGCCTCAGTGAAACTCCAGCCCCCATAATATTTTAAAAAGAAAATCTGTTCGTAAATATTCTCAGAATATTCATCGGTTAGGCCAAAAAAAGTCGGCTGTAAAGGGAAAGTTGATTTCATCTGAATGACCACATTCATTACAGACGAACACCTCCTTAAGTTCTATGTTGGGATTTACCTTTTGATATGCATCTCGTAGGTAGCGACTATCCGAAAGAGTCATGCTCTCGACAAAACGATCTATGAGGGCTACATCTGTATAACCGTTTACCGACACAATAATAAGTTTCAATTGATCAGTGACTATCTGTTCCGGCTCTTTTTTCTTTCGACGCTGCTCTGCTGCATTGGCTATAGCTCTCTCTTCGGCGCCCGTCAAAAGCTGAAATTCTACAACAACGGGGTTCTTTGGAAGAGTAACCGTGAAGGTCCCGCTGTCGTCCGTTCCAATCTCGCTCTCTTCAAGCTCCTCTAGGGTGAGTCCTGAAGTTACAACTGCGGTATTTAGATCATAAACATACTTGTCTGCCTTGTTACATGTGGGGCATGTGATCGAGGTTTCATATTCTTCGCCAAAGCCGGACATGCGCGCCGCTATTAAAATGGCGTTTTTGTCGCCGGTTAAAAGAGATTGCTGTCTAATTCTTTTATCCATAATCAAATTGTCGGTTAGACGATCTAGCGCAACCCCCTTTTCCAGGAGTGTTTGAGAGGTTAATATATCCTCCTCTTTCGCTGTCATAAATTTAATTTCAATAGTGTCCTGTCCATGGAGGGGGTGTGCCGGATCATAGTGCGCACCCTGACTAGGGAGATTCACGAACTCAGTTGGTACCACAAAAGATAGCGGGTCTCCTTGGGGAGTGCCTGTCGTGGTAGTTGCCTGGGGGGGAGTGTCCTCATCTGGATGGGGAGCTGAAAATCGGTTTTGATTATTGCGTGCCAAAAGTAGCCTCTCTTTCTTATATAATTATATACTTTTTAAAATTATTTTTAAGTTAATTGTTTATTAGTCGACAGTTCTTCCGGCTTCAACGTTCCCGGAACGCGTTTCCTCTCTAAGAGCACGACGATCGAGACGTTGCTCCCGTCTAACACTATTCATATGTGAAGCCCGTTCCCCGGGAGTTGCGCCTCTATGCGTTAGGCGCTCGCGGTGGTGCCGGCGTGAGTCTCGCTGATTCTGTCGAAGTTGTCCCAGCGTACGCGATGAAAAGTCGCTTGGGTCAAAATTATGACGGTCAACCATGTGCACTATATCATAGGCATCGTAGTCTATTTGTAATGACACCGTAGAAAAAGCGTTCGAATTATAATCGAGCGATCCAAAATCTGCCGAGACAAGATATGGATTTTTCAGCACGATCTTGCGTGCCCACTGGGTGGTCATTCGCTGTCTTTCCGCTTGTTGGTCCGGTGTGAGGGAGGTGGCGTCCGGGCTCGGATTGAGCAACTGTCCGGGTGTCATGCGAGGTGAGTTCAATCCCCGCAAGCTGGAAACTTTTCCTTGGGCGCCGTAGTGCCCGTCGAGCAACTCATATATGGCGAACTCGCCGGGGACGCCATTGTCAAGGGGCACCATAGATCCAGCAAAATTTCGTTCGGAGTAGTGAGATGCCCAAACCCCGACGCCGGGTTGCTGTATACCACCCAGCGCGAACAGCTGTGCAGTAATAGACATCTCAATGTCGTGGTCATAAGTATCGATAAGCTGCAAAGATATAGGCTCAAAATTCCACGCGAGTGGCTGGTTGCGGCGCTGAGGGCTATAACCGTTAACCACATGCTCCGTACGAGATAGGGATGTAGAAATTCCTGGCTTGGTTACGCTCTGGGCGAGAAACCAAAAAACATTATTGCGACCATACTTAGATCTCTGGGTGTCTATCAGGTCATGACCACACCGTGCCCACTCAGAAATGGCAACAGGATTTGTCGGAGCCGCAGTCGCCGGGAGAAAAACACGGAAAGGAACAAGAAACCTATAAGCTCTTTTAGGCTCTATGCGTGCGTCGTCCCAAAAGGGCATTAGTTGTCTCCTACCCTTGACCGGTAGGAGGTCCACTAAAATATTGAGCCCAATCATAACGAAGAGTTACGTCAACTGTCATTAATTCCTCAGACGAATAATCCAAATCACCAAACGAAATGGATCGCGCCCATGGATTGTTAAGTACCCAATGCCCCATTACATTGCCGTCGCCATCTAACTCTTTAATAAGCACTTGTGCTCCCAGCGCATCAACCGCACTTTGCTTGCTGATGGTGCCGCCGTCGTCGACGTTTCCAGTCGTGGAAACATCATTAGGATCCACATAGCCGGCATTTCTGAGGAGCAGATTGCAGAGAAGATCGAAATCAGGACTTGCAGAATCAACGAGAGTACAAGACACGTCACTCCAAGTGACGGCGCCGGGGTAGTAATATGTAGAACCCAGGAACTTATGTTCGGACTGACCGACATCAAACGAGGGTTTTGAGACGCGGCGTGCATAAATTTGGGTGGTGGTTCCACCGGGTAGTTCAAACTGAAGCAAAAATCTATGTGCGCGTTTCGGTTCAATCGCTGCACTATTCCAAAAAGCCATCTCTTTAAAGTCTCCTATTAGTCAAACTAAATAGTGAAAGGAAACAATTCCTCCCTCTTTTATTAGTCATTAAACGACGCTCCCGATCTTGTGATTATAAAGTCTAGAGCGATAAACTCAATTGCACGCGTCGGCTTAAGAAATACCTTGGCATACATGATGTTTCTATCAACCAACTCGGGGGTGGTTGTAGACTCATCAAGAATCACCCGATACTCTTGAAGTCCGAAGTTGGCTTTCACAGAGCGTAGAAGCGGGTTAACCTGTCCCAGGAAGCGGTCCCAAGTGACCTGAACATTCGGATCAAACAGGATGTTTCTTGCGATTCTAGAAATTTGCTTCTTCAAAAAGATCATCAGACGCCGCACATTGACACGATCGAGGGCACTGCGTGTAGCTTGAAGTGTCTTCTGACCGAAGATCACTATACCCTCAGCGGGGAATGTTGCAATCGGATTAATGTTTACTTCGTATAATTTATCTCTCTGCTTGCTTGTGAGCTTGTCAACAATACCCAAGACAGGAATTCCTGCGGAACCCTGACTCAGACCCCCGCGGTTGAAGCCCGCGGGTGCAAACCAAAGCTCACTCACTGCAGCCGATGAGCCGTAGGTACCTAAAGCTACAACAGACGGAGGCATCCATACTCGAATACCACTCAGCGTATCGCTAGACATAACCCACGGATAGTAAGCGGCGCCATAGCTGTTGTTAAGGGCACGCTGTTTGATGTTTGTCACCGTATCATCGACATTTCCTGCGCGGTCAGCAAACGAATCGGTGTTATTAGCAACAGGAACGTAGCCACCTTCGAGATCAATAATCGCGAGAGCATCCGCGCGGTCCTGACAAACCTCTAAAAGGTGTCCTGTAATGATGCGAGGAGTGATGCCCGGTACTATTCCCAGGTTAATATCCACCAATTCGGGATCGGCAACTGTATCGATCGCCTTCTTCACAGTGTACACCATCGCATTAGCTTCCTCAGTGGGAGCCGTCGACGGTGCTTCGCCCCCAAGGGCGCGCGTGTTATTAAAAGGATCTTTCTCCGTAATTTCCACACCATCGAAACCGCCGAAGAGTGGAACCGTAAAACGATCGTAACCCTTATTAAGTACTTCTTGATAGGAGGCACTTACTGCCGTCATAGAGGTGCCATCAGCACGTGAGCCCCACGCTTGCGCGGAATCAGTAGCGCCGCTGGCGTTAGTCACTGTACTCCAAGGAGTTTGCATATAAGCTGCAAAACCCGCGGGTCCAAACGCAGAGCCGCTGTGATAGGCGCCCCCCGCCTTAAGGTCAAAACATAGATCGTCTAGTGTAAATCCGGGTCCTCTCTCTTGAAACGAATTAGCAGTCGGATCAGTACGATTGAATCCAGTCACCGGAACCATTCGCAAATACTCTCTCACAGTGGGATCAAAAACAGTACTTGTTCTCGACTTGGTGGTAGTGAGACCCCAGTAGGCGTTGGTATTATCGACCAAGCCGCCATCCGATGAGGAGAATCGCTGAGGCAAGATAGGATATTGAAAGCTCGCAGTAATAGGAGCAGCTTGGACCGGCTCGCCCGTGGCGTTGAGCCCGCCTGCCTTCCACACGGTCCTAATAGCATCAAGTCCGTTAGTTACATTAGAAACCACCGGGTTCATGAAGATAGCCCCACTTAAGGCTGCAAACTTTGCACTAACCAGGGAAGAACCGGTATTGTTGAGATCCAACGTACGCGTTGGCGCGCCATTGCCTTGACCCAAAGCGGAGCCGGAAGCAAAATTGAAGCCAGTCCATTTCGGAACTCCCTTGAAACCAAATGGCAAGAGAGCGCTATCCAGTCCCTCTTGACCCGTCGCCATTGACATACGAATAAACTTAGACCGATTGGGATATTCTCCTTCTTGCCTATACTTCTTATTAGTAGAGTCCCAGGTATAACTGGTGTTACCAATGCGCCGAGCAACATAGTTGGGCGAATCGCTGTTAAGGGTCAAATTATTAAACTGTTCTCGAATAATAGGCGTGTTGTCGGAGTCCGCTAGGTCTCTCACTTGAATTCCAAAGGTACCATACGGCTCAAACTCGGGATTGGGTGACGCCTTTACATCAATAATAGAAATCTTAATATTTTTTTGGATCCACTCTGCATCATCACGAGCAATAATAGTAAAAAGCTCTTGTGTCGTATTGTTTACATTGAAGGTGGTACCGGCGGCATTAAGATCCTGTCCAATAATTGGTGGAGTCTGTGGAAGCTGGTAACCGGTTTTAAAATAACCCCCTGGATAACTACTACCCGAGCCCATGCCCAGTATCACTCCGAAACGAACGTTATCGGCACTAGCATAGTGCGGGAACTGATCCTTGATATTTCTATCAAAAGTTTCTCCCAACCAATAAGGTTCTAAATTAGCCGCGGGGGTAATATTAGAATTAGTGAGCTGCGGATTGGTGTTAAGTACTTTACGAATGTATCGAGCGCTCGTAGGATTAAAATTAAAGGTTGTCGAAAGATGCTCGGCGCTGCCGCTGGTCACCACAATCTTGAACTCCTGAACGCCGGCATTGGTTACGGTCTGCAAGAAAATAGCATTCGACTGCATTCCGTTGCTTCCGAGGGGCACGATGGCTGCCCTCGTAGCTGAACCAGAAAATGACAGAGGAGAACCAGAAAGCTCTATACGAGCGTTAAGGTTTACATAAAATTTAGCAGCGAGAGTACCTGAGATGTGGGCGGTGTTCACTCCATCCGAATATTGGTCGGACGGTGTGCCGCCGGTCACCGGGTCGAGGGGTCCCGGTCCCTGGTCCTGTGAACCAGAACTGAAAATCCAAAGACCGTAAACGCCTCGACCATCGCTCGTTGAAACGTCTCCTTGGGTGGTGGTATCGGGCGTTGTCCAGCCCGCCATGCCAGCTAGACTGCCGTCATTCTTGGGGCTTTGATCGCCCAAAAGGCGCACGACCGTAATCGGTCCGTTATTAGCTAAGTAAGCCTGTGCTGCGTATGCTGCATAGGTGGGAGCAGCGTAGTTCCCGTCGATCCAAACGTCACCCCCTTTTCCGCCAGGAATGGGGTTTCCAAATGTTTGAACGAAGTTGTCAAAAGAACCTATTTGAGTGGGTACTAATGCGGGTCCTCGTTGGGTCCGACCAATGATGGCGGGACCAGTAGCTATTGAGGTTTCGGAGGGTATACCAGATTGATCAATCTCATTTATAAATACCCCTGGCGAAACAAATCTAAATCTATCTACAGACATTCTTGGGCTTCTCCTCGATTAATTAAAAAATTGGCTAATTTTTCTATTACTTTTCAATAGTAAATAGTAGATAATAATTCCAAAGTCCTTCTAATCTCTATAAAAGCCGCGGGCGCCCAGATATTCATTTATATCCCCCGTTATCACGCGTTCGCGAGGAATTTGTACGTCAACGGCATTTTCACGAATAACAACCTTGGGGCGGTCAGCATTGGGTCCGTCTCCTATCAAATAGCCCAAGACTTCAAGTTGAATAATGGTTTCAAAAACACGGGGATTCATCTCTAGACCGCCAGAGTTGGAATTGTTCCCAAAATTGCCACGCACAAATGCCTCAAACTTGTGTCCATCGCGCTCTAAGCGCTTGGGCATACTATTCAACCCTCCTTGTCGCAAAAGAGGAGTGATCAGATCATTCATTTGTTGTTGATAGTCTGTACGTAAACTAATTTCATATTGAACGCTTACCCAAACTGGTAATGGAATGGTAATAGTTTCATATACCGGCTTCAAACCCACTATTCCAGGAAAAGTATTTTGCCCAAAGCCCAGACCGGCGATACGACCGTCAACAAATTTTCTTCGAGAAACATTATTCTGAAATTCTGCTGTCTTTTTTTGATTAATACGACGGGCTATAGTTACAGTACCGCCGCGCGGGTCGTCCGGCGGATAGAGGTTTGCATAAGGAATGACGCGCGTAGCAAGGTCTTTAGTAACACCCTTCCTCTCCAAAGTAATCAAGGGATAAATTAAAGTCTCTTCGGCGTCTCGTAGGTCCTTGTATGCCTTAAGTTGATAGGAGCGCTCGTTGGAAGCCCAAATAATAGGCACCTCCTTGAAACCTTTGTTCGAAGTCGTCGCCAAATTTAACCTATCATTTATGTAATCGTAAACCGCATAATCTATGGTCTCTAAAGTGGACGGCATAAACTCTATTTCTTGTAATATAGAAGTGTCTTTCACCCCTGTCCAAGTATTCTTTTTGGGGTTTTCAATTTCCTCTTGAGTTTGAATAGATTGGCTACGTGGCATCGAATAGTCCTCTTCTGGCTCTTCTACAATCAGCACTTACTTGGAACTTGTGTTCCACTTGTCCAAAGTAATATCGTGTATCGTTATAGGTGCGCATTATCTCATAGTACTTATCGCCATACAAAACAAAATCTCCGGCGCGCACAAATAAATTTTGATCAGCGGTTAATCTTTTTCGATGAAAATTTACTGTCAATCTGCTCTGGTACTCGTAAGAGTATTTATCATTAGTTTGCTCATTTTCTACAACGACATACGCATAGACACGTACGGGTGGTAAAAATGTTTTATTAATACTCTCGCCGTAAAGTGGATGAAAATTGGTGCGCTTAATATCGATAGGGTAATACAAGACTGTCTGACCAACAACTCGCTCAGCTAGCTCATCATTAACTTGCTTGACCAGATTACGCTCCTTCTCCCCAAAAAACATGGGAGGAGGGGGAGCCTCGGGTTGCTTCCATCTGTCGTCTGGGTCACCCACTTACCTTACCCTACCAAGATGCCAACGGGAACCTTCCCGAAAAGCGCCTTCGTGTTCTCGCCCATCTCTGTATCCTTAGAGGCTACGCTCGTGTAAGTAAGTTCATCAAAGGTCGCCTTCAATTCCTCTCTTAGACCATCTTGTTCCGCTTTGGCTTGCGACAATAGGTCGGCTGCATTTAAAGTTACACTTTCTCCTGGAATCGGTATCACCGCAAATTTTCCCCTAATTTGTCCAAGCATTTCTTTCGATAAAGCTAGCGCAAAGCGACGGATCCACTGCTTGCCGATAGAATTTATGCTTCCATATGAGACGTTCTGAAATGGCATTGTATTCATATTATTAACGCCTAAAACACTCGCCACCCCAGCGGAGCCGGTTGCCTCCCATGGATCTTGCTCGATACTGAACTGAAACCAAAACTTATTTGGACTGACTCCATCCACGGGAATTGGAAAAATTCGTATTCGATTATCTTTAATTTCATAGGACCAGTGAGACACGCGAACATTTAGCGCGTCTTCGTAAGCCATGGACTGTAGTTTGTTTTGCCACGTGGGGACTATATCGAAAGTCGAATCATCAGCATACTGTCCATAGGTTCGGAGATTACCAACCACAGAAAAGCCCCCGTAGTAGCCATAAAAACGCCACATAGCTTGAGGCGTTTTATAAAACACACGCCTGATTATAATTCGTTTATTTCCAACGCGTCCAAAATATTCTTTAGTCGCGTCCGTCGTAGCCGAGGCAACGATGATTTGCTGGAGATCATAATCCTGTTGTCCCGAGATCATATCGAAGGACGCGGAGTAAATTGGTTCCGTTCCTCCAATATTGGCTTCGGTACTTAGCTGGTCCGAAACCCGACGCATGTGACCATAATCGTACTTGGGGTACCTTAGTTCGATATTGGATCCAGATAGTTTGTCTCCACTTTTAATTTGACCATCTTGATCAAAAGAGGCAGTCGAGTGCCCCAAAAAGCTACCGAGGGAATTTTTAGTTTGATGTATGTTAACAATATAAGAATATTCTAACACCGCCTCTTCATAGGAAGCATAAACATTTCCCGCCGTCAGCTCAATATCTAATACATCTCCGCCGAGCTTTTTATATGTATAGGCTACTTGGTCGGAAGCGCCGGCTAGAAAATCTGCAGAATATTGATAAACTCCAAAGGGTAGCGTTGCAGCGACGTCTCCTGAAGCTCCGGTAACGGGCAAAACATTTGTATTCGTTGTAGATTTTGGATTAAGCTTTGGAACCGCCATGTTTTGCCCTCTGATTTAAGTAGTGATTGCTGTTATAAATAGAAAGCCCCGGCTCTAACGAGCCAGGGCTTTCATATTATTTACTCGCTAACGTGTATTAGCCAACAGTCATATCAGAGATAACAACCAAGCCATACAAGTCAGGACGCACCATCTTCTTGGCATAGCGAGTCATCACGCCCTTGCGGGGCACGAAGTCTTCGGGTCCAAAGATAGTGGGGGTAGTCTGTAGCGGCACATAAGGCGCATAGACGTACCCGGACTCAAGGAAGCTGCCTCCCTTACGTCCGACCAGAACAACGTTCCGTAAGAAGTAAGGATCAACATAGATATCAAACTTCTTAGAGAGCGAACCCACCTTAACGGTACCGGCATCGCCGCGATCGCTATCGACCGCAACATTAGCACGGAAACCGGCGGTAAACTCAAGAATGTTGGCAACTTCAGGTCCGCAGACAATGAAGTTGGCACCACCCCGTAGAGTCTTGCGGTGGATCTGGGCAGAAACATCATTGATTGTCTCAATGAGGCTCTCATACCACTCACTGATGTTACCAGTGAAGTCGGGAGCAACCGTAGAAGCACCAACTTCGACACCAGTAACACGATCCAGGAACTTACCTGGAGCACGCGACCAGTAACGAGTAGCAGCCGTCTGACCGTTCACAAGATCAGCAAGGATCTCACGATCGATTTCAAGTGCGATCTGCTCAGACAGAATCTGAGTTAGCTCGACCTCGGCATCAAGGTTGTGGTACGCGTTGAGATCCTGTCCCAACTCGGGGGTCCACTTAGCCTTGAGCTTCTTAGTCACAGCGGTAATCGCCACGGAATCAATCTTGATGTCGATCTCGGGGATGTTTGTTGCACCCTCAAGACCCCAGACCTCTTGACCTCGGACGGAACCGATACGATCGGGTCCAGGTCCGTTGGCAAAGTCGTCAGTTTGAGCCCACGTAATCGTGTTAACACTAGACGTAAGACCACCAATAACGAGACTCGACCACTGCGCAGCGGTCACGCCATTAGAGCCTACGCCCGAGAGTGCACCGTTACTACCGGTACTCACGAAAACAAGCTGTAAGCGTGTCTTGGCGCCAGAACCAGAAATTTTGGTATGACGACGAATAAGACGCGCGGCGGCTTCGCCGGCGGCGCCGGCGAGGGAGCCGTTAGCAGTTGCCCCAAGAATACTATTTCCCTGTGAAGAGGAAATATTGAACGACGCGGGGGTGTCCAAATTAACCTGATCAAGACCAGAAAGCAGTACGCTGAAGACCCCTACGTGGGTAGAGCCGGATGTGAAATCCGCGTCAAACTCAACAGCGGCGTCGAGCCCCAGATCGTAACCGAAAATAGCGGTGCCGCGAGATGCCGAAGGCATCAGCAAAGGGCTCCAAGAGCTAGAAGCTAGTGAGCCAGTCGGGGATGCATAACCTGTATTTAGGTTATACGGACCGCCGGCGCGACCCAGCTGAGACGAAAGATCGACACCACCGGTGATCTGACTACCAACAACATTGCCACCGAAGAACGATGCAGAGAGGTTGTAGCCCAGACGGGACTCGGTAATATTGCGATCCGCAGACTGCGTACTTACCGTGAAATCTAGGAAAAAGATCAGACCAGAGGGCAAACTCATAGGCTGAACGCTAACAAGATCGTTAGCGATTAGGTTGCCGAATACTCGGCGAACCAGGGGAAATGCAACAGCAGCAAAGCCTTCGACGTCGCCAGCAGCCATGCTGGAAGACTCACGAAGAAGCTCTTTGGCTTGATTTTCAAGTAAACAAGCCATGCCATTGCGAAGGTGATCACCGTCGAGTCCCTCAAGTAGTCCGGTCTGCTCCCATTTATTAATGAGCGCAGCACCCTCTCTTGAGAGGTCACGATTAATGATACCTTCTGTTAGTTTTTGTACAATAGACATTTTTTATATATACCTCCTTAAAAAATTATTGTTTTTTTAAACCTGCCAAACGTAACATACGATCCATATTCGGATCTACAGTGGAAGTATCGCTATCTTTTCTAGAGCTTAGCAACATAGTCATAGTGGTAGTAGGTCGATTTACAGCTTCGCGAAGTGATTCAGAACGGTTCCCTCGTCGGGTACCCACTGCGCTTTGAAGTGTTTCGAACAACACTTTGGTTTCTTCTACAGTATTGGCGTTACGAACAGCCTCGACAATTTTCTCTTTCTGTCGCTCATTCAAGGAGGCGCTATTCAATGCCTTGTTTTGATAAAGGAGTTTGGCATTCTCCAGTATCAGATTATTTAATTGCTTCTTTGCTTCAAAAAGCAAAGATCGCATCGCGCCAAGATCATCGGACAGTTCCGTTAGCTTGGCTTCATAAAGTTCGAGGTGATTTTCTTGTTCGTCAGTTACCTCTTCTGACTGTGCCGCGGCGGCTGCTGCTTCAGCAGCCCTTTCCGCGACCTGCGGCTGCGTATCGGCAGCTGCCATCGGTGACCATCCGCCCAGTTCGGGCGAGACGTCCACAGTGAGCTCTTCCACTAGTGCATCAACTAATGCATCGCTAATGGCAATATCTTCGGCAAGGGGCATCTCCGGTGGGGCGCCGGGTGGCGCGGCGGGTGCCTCCATTTCTGGTGGGACCGCAGCTAAGGCGCTCTCATCACCAAAAATATCCTGTGCAGTTTCTTCTGGGCTAAGTAGTTCTTCGGGAGCAGGTTCGATTCCTTCTTCTTCCTCAGCATCAAGTCGTGCTTTCAGATCATCGAAATCGATTTCAATCATTTCATTATCCGCAACACCATCGATATCTTCATCTTCGTGTGCCAATGGAACTTCATCTATAAAGCCCACATCAGGCGCCTCTTGTTCAAGCAATGTATCTAGGGCATCTTTTACTTCTAATGAGTATTTTTCCAAGACGGAATATTCTGCGTTTTTAAGCGCAGCTTCTTTAAGTGCCGCAGCATCAACAATAGCTTGTTCTAACAATGAGGACATAGTTTTCTCCCAAAAATATAACTAATCAATGTAATTAGTGATATAAACATATAAAAGCCAATTTTTATACCCCCGGGGGCGCGACTTACTCCTCACCGGCGGTTGCCTCGAAGATGGCTTGCATCGCGTCTTCGCCTATATCGTCGTCGAAGGCAGCCATCGGACCCCATCGCCATCCATCGAAGTCCTTCGGAGCGCTGTTGTACATGGCCATTCCAAGCGTTAACCCATCCTTGGTGCCCGAGCAACTGCCGCTTAGGATCTCGGCGTTCCCCCAGTCGTCGCCCACTGCAACGGTCTGGAGGACATAAGTATCCGTGTCTTCGGCGCGCCAGGACATGAAGTACCATGTGTCGACGTTCATGTAGTCGCCGCCCTGTATCTCTAGAGCCGCGGCGGTGCTCATCCTAACCTTCCCCTTCGAGGAAATGCTCCCCTTGAAGAAACCGAGCCCGGGATATGTACCGGTCTGCGCAACGGTGCTGTCGCTGTCGCCATACCACTGGAAAACATTGCCGTAGTTCGCGCTGTCCCAGTTTGCGCCGGCATTC